GGTATCATCTGATCACGTGTAAGATTAATAGCATCTTGTACCTGTTCAAAAAACACATATATCCCTACATTAGTATTACCATTAGTATAGCCAGTCAACTCATTGAAAAAGTCCGGGCTCCTGATAATCATCTTATTGTATGGATCTATACTAGCGATCTCTACTTCAAAATCATCAATATATCCGTCAGATTGAACAGTTTGTCCTACAATACTAGCTTTTACATTGGTGCTTAATGGATAGTTAGAATTAGGTTGTGTATTAGTAGTTAATACATCAATAAAATCTTGTAATATTTGCCCAGAGAAAGGATCATATACTAATTCACCAGTATCAAATGTAAATCTAGTATCTGCTACACTACCAAAATAATACGCCAATGATCTATATGTAACTGTATATCTATCGTTCCCGTTAGCTTGGAAATTAACAAACCAATCATTAGTATCATACAATTCTATGCTCCAACGATCTTGTGCAATAGTTAATGAATTGTTGAATACTAATGAAAAACTTTGTTGTAATTCCATTCTAACAATACATTCTTGAATTACCGAATTAGGTAATGAGTTGTCAAATGCAGGTATTATTAATGTCAGCACGGCTTCAGTTGGTACATATCCGTTAAGTGTAATAGGGCCTGTACCGTTAGAAAATGCACCAACCCCGTTGTTATTACCATCACCTATAACATTTAACACAGTAGTCCAAATATATGTGGTATCTGATGGGCCGGCTATACCAGAAACTAATCTATTAGTAGAATCAAAATAAAATCCTGAAGGAGCAATAAATTTCAACAGTGCACCTTTAGTTATATATTTGGCATCAAACGTTGAATAAGTTCCAACAGGTATCGGAGTATCAACACTGTTCAATATGTTATAGAAGTAGCCGGTCATACTATTAGCAGCCACTGTTTCTACTTGCCAAAATACTGTACCGTCACCTGATCCCTGATCAACCGGATATCTAGGATAGTTCTGTATATAATATTGTGCTGCTCTATTGCCCGCTAATAACACAGATAGCGAACTAGACAGAAAAGTTATGATATCACCAGTAGAATTGATAACCACTAACGTATTACCCGGAGTCTGGTTTAGATAGATTCCACCATCGTTAGCAAAAACATTAGTGCTTGAATATTTTCCTGTTGGATCTAATAAATCTAAGTTTCTAGATATACCAACTGAACTTCTGTTAATAGCTTTACTCTTGATGATAGAACTATATAAGGTATAAGGGAAGTTACTATAATCTTCTCCGTTTACCATTCTGTTTTGAGTATAATACCTGCTTGGAGCACGTTGTTTGATATTTGCTAAAGATTCACGTACTTGTGCATTAGATACAGGAGACTGTAATGCCAGATTTACGGTCAATGTCTCTTGACGACCTAATCTGCTAACATAGTTAAACGAAACAGATACACCTTGCATCTCAGTAGGATCGATAGTATAAGTTAGCGCATTACCAGCACGTACATATGCTCTAAAAGTACCTACTGGAATCGTACTGAATACCCCATCACCAAACACATAGCTTACCTGATCATTAAATCTTGATGTGACTGAGAATATATTTTTGTCGCTAGATTCAGTTTGCAAATATGCGTTAGCATAGATATCATCTACTTTTTTCCATAATAATGTAGATCCATTATTATCATTTAACTGGTATAACCAAGTATCAGTATTGTTGATACCTTGAATATCGATATCTATTACTTGATTAGCTATCTGTTGTTGTAACGTAAAGTTAAAGTTCTGTAAAGCACCTTGCTTGAAATAGTAAAAGAATCCAGTGTTTGGACTACCATAACCTAGCTTGTCATTACGATATAAGATATTGAATCTACCGCTTGGTGCAGGGGGAATCTCATACACATAATCTTCCCCTACACTTGTTACACTTACTAATTCAAATCCCATATTCAACCCGTCTACTGTTGATGAGAATGGAACTATGGGTAAGCTACCTGAAGGAATAGACATTGAATATTCATCTGTCTTTACTCCCAAAATCTGTGCGGAATTACCTGGACGGCCAATGCGTTGAACATCTACTAAACTAGCATTGACTATTGTATTGAACTGTTCTAACCAATTTGGATTAGCAGGGTCATTCCATAATATAGGGACATTACTTAGGTTAAACCCGTTTAAGTCAGAGATATTCTGTGTAGTTTGTATACTGGTTACTTTGATATAACCTTCAGCTTCTAGGTTTCTTTTAGGTGTATAGCTGACTAGATTAGCTAGTTTGATTACTGAATCTCTGCGTTCAGCAGTGTCAATAAAGTTCTCGCGAGTATTTAGATCGTTACGAAAAGCTAAGCCTTGACCCATAAAGGCCATAACATCCATTAATGCGATGTATTCTGAACTTTCTATGAAGTCGTTGTAAGTTTCAGGATAATATACACGTAAATAATCTATAAAACTTTTGCGTAGGGTTTCGTAGTCATAGCTTTTGAAATCAGCTTGCCTAAAGGTTTGGTAAATGGTTTGCCAATCATTTACACCGAATATTGAAGATTGCCTAGATGTGGTAGCCATAAGTGTTCTCTTTCAAGTATTTATCAATCTTGAAAACCGCTTGTTTTAAGGGTTATTGCAAAACTGCTAGATTAGTGGCGTTGTCAAAGAACACATTTAGAGCAAAAGCATTGTTGAAGGGTGCTATGGCCATTTCTACTTCAATCAATATTCCGTTCTCTTGCGGGAATGCGTTTACTGTGTTCAATATTATTCTTGGGTCTTGACTTGCTACTCTACGAATTTCATCAGTTAGCTGAGTTTGTACATCGGAAGTATTGGGTTCGAATACAAAAGACCAAAGAGTAGTACCATATTCTGGTTTTCCTACCTTTTGTCCTTGTTGAATATTCAACGCATTTAGAAAATCTCTGATTACCAGTTGTTGATCTACTAATCTGAATTTCTTTCCCGGAACTATTGGCTGGGTAATACTTCCAGTACCACCTGCGATTCCTGTAGGTAGGTTAGTAGTTCTTGGTCGATTAGCGTATATAGTACTGAATCCAATGTATGCGGGCATGATATTATTTATACTGGGGGATTATTTAGTAGTTTAACAGCAACAGCACCTAATGCTATTTGCTTATTAACTGCGGTTTGAGCAGCTAATTTTAGTTCATCAATCTGCGGATCGCCGGCTGGTAATTGATTTTTTGCATTTTGAAAGGCTGCTATTGCTGCGGTACTTAGATCATTTGCTGCGCTTTGTTCGGTATTTGCTTTTTCTACTGATGTTCTCCATTTATCAAATTCCTGCATTGCAGTCTGTGCAGAAGAAGATACCCCACCAGTAAAGTTAGGTGCAGGGATCTTTGGATTACCCAATACTGTAGAAGTTAGTGCTGTTACCTCGGATCTGTCTAGAGTTCCCTCTGCTACAGTAGGCATCTTTATTTGGAATGGACCACCTGATCCTATAGAACTTATAGCCGCAGATAGCTTTGCTGCTTCCCCTGCTGGTAATCCTGATGCTGCTAAGGCAGATAACGCTTGTGTACCGGAATTTATTTGGTTAGTTATTCCTGCTACATCTACTCCAGCTACTGCACTATTGATCGCATTACCTAAACCAGCTACGCTTGAACCTGCTAGTTTGCTTGCGGCGGCGGCGGCTCCGGATAATCCGTTAATAGCAGCAGTAGAAGCATTAGTTACCGCTGAAGATATATCTGCTACTCCAGGAAGTTGTCTAGCAGCTCCTGTAGCTCCGTTTACTATAGAAGATACTGCGCCTGCACCACCGGGCAACCCATTCACTCCGCTTGCTATAGAAGATGCTGAAGGTAAAGATGAGCCTATACTAAACTTTCCGGCAATAGAAGCTACGGTGCTACCAACTGAACTAAATATCCCAGTCGCTGCTTTAGTAGCGGAAGATAATAGTCCAGAAGCAGTGGAACCAACTGATCCTGTTATAGCGGATAGTGTTTTACCTATAGAACCGGTCAAACCAGCAGCACCTGCGGTAGCTGATGCTATTGCACTATTAGCTGTACTCTGTAAACTATCTGCTCCAGGAATAGATGCGGCGGTTGCAGCAACTTCTCCGGCAGCCGCAGCAGCTTCTTCCGTGTTTTTCTTAGCGATAGCTGTTAGATTTTGCGGTACACCGGCTGCAAACGGTTTAAATGATGCTGTTATCGCAGCAAACGCTGATCCTGCTACACCTTTAGCTGAACTCAACAATCCACTTAGTCCAGGTGCGGAAGATTTAGCTATTCCGGTTAACGATGTTACTATAGATCCTAATCCACCGGTAACAGTAGATCCTAAGTTAGCAGCAAAATTTCCAGAAGACATTGCCTTAGTTACTGCGCTAGTAGCACTAGACAATAGATTGCTTGCACCTCCAATCAAACCAGATCCAGCTGATGCTAACC